GGGATGCACTGCCAAATGCCCAAAGGCATTTGAATACCCCCCAGTGGGCCAAGCCCACTACGCCCCACCTTTAGATAAGGGTGGGAACCCAACGGCGTTTCAGTGAAACTGCGCCGTGCAGTGCAGATCTGCTAAGATGCTGCTTCGTCACAACTAGCTGTTCAGGGATTTCATCCCGAGCAGCAAGAGTAATGAAGCATTTCATCAAAGCACCGTATCCGTCCAATTGATCAGTGCGATCAACCGGGCTTGGAACCCACGCTTTTATTTCTAAGCGTTGGAGACCACAATTCCACCTTTCGGCGGATTTATAGCCCAAGTATGAGATACGGCCCAATGCCGAGGAATTCTCGGATACATAGGGCAAAGGCCCTAGTATTCTCTCTATGGTTTTAAACATGAGAGAGGCTGTACGCCAATAACCCTTTAAGTAAAAGGAGTTAGCTGACGCAGTCCAAGAGATAATTCGATCGGCTTGTTGCCTGTTCTCAGGGATTGGTTTTCTAATGTAAGTCGGTGTAACTGACTCACCTTTGAAACAATCTTCACCACATGACTCTCTGAAGCTTCCGCTCAAGAAAGTCTTATTGGTGTTTACCTTGCAATTGTATTTTCGCAGGTAATCGAGAACAGTAACCGCATACATCGTGGGGACAATTATATCATCCCCATAGATGTGGACTCCCCTCGACACTTTAAAACATGTCGAAGGAGTCACAGGAAGGTTAAGTTTCTTGAGGAGAGCCACTACACATATCGTGTAGAAATACATGGCTTCCACAGGAAAACAGAGAGCAGAACCCATAGACGCAAACTTTTTCAATGGACCGATTACTCGGCCATTTGGAAGTTGTGCGTGCGTCGAACGACATGCTTCAATCGCATCCTGAAGATCAGGGTTTGATCGGAACATCTCCATTGCAAGATCATGGGGAACCCGGTCACTTGCATCAGAAAGATCGATCGTTGCTAATCGACCCGTTTTCGACGACGACATCGCGAGCTTCTGGTTAACAGATTGGTCACGAAAATTTACGTGACCCTTCGTCAACCAGTTGGATTCGATGGCCCTATAGAGGGCCGCTCGGATTCCTTGTTGCACATATTGTTGGCAACAGGGCTCAATTGCGATGATTCTAGGGCTTTTAAGTGTTTTAGGTACTGAGACCACCCTAACGGGTAGTTCCAGGGCCTCTGGAACGATCGATACCATTTGGAGCTCCTTACTATCGCTCGGACACCCAATAGGGTACCCGTTATCGATAATAGGGAAATAAGGCTCCAGACGATCGTGCCAGCTAGACCAAGAGTACTTTTCATTTCCATGAAGATACTCTGCGGTCGCGCCGGGACCATGCTTCGGAGTACAAGTGGAAAGTTCGATTGAACTAACCATAGGACCCCAGAGCACAGAAGCCACGCTAATAAACTCAGCGTGGACCTCTTCCGGCACTGAAAACACGTCAAAAGACTGCTCAATGGCAGTGTAACTTGAGAAGGCGGATGTTTCCCTTTGTTGGGTGCATCCAATTTCAATTTTTGCGAATGCGCGACAAATCTGTCTAACGCATCCGACAATAGTCGAAATATCCTTGTCTTGTTCATTGTCAATACCTCCTGTCTCTCGGTTGAAAATATGACCGAGCATACCTTGCAACAGTGCAGGGATTGCTCCATTCTTTCGAAATCTTCGAAAGGATGTTGGGTCAATCTTCCCGTCTGCAAGACTTCGTTCGAAGTCACTGCAGAATTGGGGAAGGGTTATCGTAAGAAACGATATCCCCTCTTTTTCAACCCGTGATCTCATAGTTTCGAGATCACGTAAATCGGAGACATCAGCGGTACACTTCATGCAAGCATCTACATAGATGCTTTGCATGAACTTCATATGGTCACTTGCGTTGCTTTTCAAGGTACCTCCTAACTAGGGGGAAATCCTTCAAGCTACGACATTTGCCTTCCTGACACCCTATTGGTGTCAGGCAAACGATCACCAATACGGAAAAACCAAAGAAAGTGACTCAGGCTGAGATTTAACTCTCAGTCCCAATCATCTTATCTATGGCCGTATTGTCCAGCCAGGTCTTAAGACCGGCTATAAGCTGTTCTACTTGCGCGGTTGTAAACCCATAAATGGGTCTATCAATCACACAGTAGAAACTAAGCGTCTCGTAATCGTTGACGTTAGTCAACGGGTCCGCGACGATAGCGCGTTGGTCGATCCGTACCATCGATCGTTTCCGATCGGCGGATACGGTATGAGATATCGTTAAACGATAACTCTCATCCGCGAGTTGGTAGACGGATTTTGTTCCGTCTGTCAAATATCGCGGCATAACCTTCGCGACAGCATTAACGGTGACCGTTTGAGGGTCGGAAAACATAGTAGTTGACCTCCGAAGTTTTGCGGAGTTATCCTATTACAGATCCAATCCTTTCCAGGGGACCAAACCTTGGTTAAAGTAATAGGCAGATAATCCAAACTGATAGTGTACAACTTGGTGCATGACTTTTAATGCATGCGGGTTATACCTAGAGCAGCAAGGATTGCAAGTTGTCTTGGACTTAAAAGGTTCCAAGACAGGCCAAAGCCATAAGGGGTACTTGCACCATTTCTCACTTTCTCGGTCCATAACAAGGGCCAAGAAGCTGAGATAGTGCCATCTTTGAAGGGCAGAGTTTGAACAACAATCTGCTCCGTCGACTGATGGCTCGACACGTACAAGTATCTGGCCGCGATTGCGTCGATGGCTATATCTGTCATTGCATCAATATTGACTGCAAAGTCAGAGAACCAATCTACCAACCACGTCCAAGGTGTTGCACGATAGATAATCGATGGCGTTATTCGAGCTCCATAAATCGTTAAGTAACGATTTACGGAATTCCAAGCCGAATTATAATCCGGTAATGACGCATCGAACTCTGGACGATAATACTTATATGAACCTACCGCGGAAATATAAGAGTGCTTTCGCTCTCTTATTTCCCACGTCGGGTTCACACCAGTAGCGAATAAACTCTGCACGAGATAGCCTACAGGTTCAACCTGCATGCCAGTCCCGCGCGAGATTACCGTATCTGTCCATTTATCTTCGAGAACTGCTCGCCGTCTAATCCACTTATCATTATTAGCGGTTAATCTGCTTTTAATGGCGTGGAAATCTTGAAAAGTTGTATAAAACTTCTTAAGATCACCTATAAACGGCGTCCACCCAAATTGGTGGTTGAGAAAGTCGTCTGACACCCTTTTAGGTGTCATAATCCGGGAGTTCGTGTTTCCACCCATTAGTCTCCACAAATCGTGGAACCTTCTGGATGTAGACTTAAGCATACGAGGGATATCCCTCGTCTCTGCTATAAAAACTCCAGCGGAAGCTTTCTCAAGTTTAGGCCTAGTTTTCATATAGGCCTGCAATTCCCAGCTTGCTGTAGATAGCTGCGGGAAGGCCGGCGAAAGCCAGCTTTTCCAGTCATAACCATT